GTGTCCACCTACGAGCGCGAGCTGCTTGAGCAGGTGACCACCCCCACCTCCGAGGATTTCGTGCGAGCCGCCACCGACCTCCAAGCCATCCGTAGGCGGCTTCGCAAGGAGGCGGAAATGGAAACCCTGGACATTGCCGAGCTGGCCACGCTGGATCGCCTGATGGCCGATTGTGGAGCCTCTTCCGACCTGCTTCAGCGCCGTTACCAGAGCGCACGTAAACGGCCTCAGCAAGTTTCTGTAGGCGGCTGGTTTTCTTGGATTTTCGGCGCTTAACCTAGTTACCTACCCCGCCAGCTCTATGTGTCGCTGCTGAACCGCATCCCGGCAGGTCCGTGCCTCTCGGCGCCGCTCAGCACCAGCACCCGCTGCACCGTGGACTACGACACCTTCACGCAGCGCATCCTCGACGGCCTGCTCCCCGCGCAGCGCGAGTTCGTCGAAGACACCGATCACCTGCTCCTGGGCTTCTGCGCAGGCTTCGGAGCGGGCAAGACCCGCGCCCTCTGCGCCAAGGCCGTTCTCCTGGCCGCGGCCAACCCTGGCAAGGTCGGCGCGGTCTTCGAGCCCACCCACATCCTCCTTCGTGATGTCTGGTGCCGCAGTTTCGACACCTACCTCGAAGAACACGAGGTGCAGTACGAGTTCCGCGTCTCTCCGCAGCCTGAATACATCGTCCACACGCCTAACGGCTCCACCACGATCCTCTGCAGGGCAACGGAGACGTGGAACCGCATCCGCGGCCAGAACCTGGCGTTCTGCCTGGCTGACGAGGTGGACACGTCACCAACAGACGTGGCTCAGAAAGCCAGCGAGATGATCCTTGCGCGTCTTCGCGGCGGCACTAAGCCTCAGTTTGCTGTTGCCTCCACTCCAGAGGGTTACCGCTGGATGTATCGCACCTTTGTAGAGCAGGGGGACAACACCGACCGCCGCCTCATCAAGGCCAAAACCACCGACAACCCCCACCTGCCGCCGGGGTTTATCGACTCCCTGTATCAGAACTACGACACCAACTTAATCGCCAGCTACATCAACGGTGAGTTCACGAACCTAGAAAATACGACGGTCTATCATCACTTCGATAGGGACATCCACTGGACCGACGAGACCGTAAAACCCGATGATCGTGTGTTCGTTGGCATCGACTTTAACGTCGATTCTTGCTTCTGTATCGTCATCGTCCGCAGAGGCGAGGAGTTCCATGTTGTGGCCGAGCATCACCCCAGAGACACCCCTGCTGTCGTCGAGCTGCTTCGCGAAAAGTATAAAGAGCAGCTCGATCAGGGTAATTTAGTCGCCATCCCGGACGCCGCCTCGCGTCAGCGCACCACGACCAACGCCTCCGAGTCGGACCTCTCCCTACTGAGGAAAGGGGGCTTTGTCGTGAAAGCGCAAAGCGCCAACCCGCAAGTCGCAGACAGGGTTAACTGCGTCAACGTGCAACTGATAGCCAACAACCTAAAAGTACACAACGACTGCAAATACCTGATTCGTTCTTTAGAACAACAGTGCTACGATAAGACAGGCAAGCCTGAAAAAGGCATCGGTGGCGTAGACGACATTTCAGGCCCTGTGGATGCTCTCGGCTACTGCATGACCTATCTCAAGCCGCTTCGCCGCTGGACGACGGGCGGCTCAACTTGGCGAGTCTATTGATAAGAATCTCCTCGGCCCTAGCTTTCGCCTCTTCCTCCGTGGCGTACGACTCCATTGCTCTGACGCCTTTGTCGGTGTACCTCGTCACCAGCCACGGAGTCTTTCTGTCCCGCCGCTGGTACCCCTTTCCGGGTCTGTTGACGCTGTTCAGCTCTTGTGTGCCGATGCGGAGGTTCCACAACCTGTTGTTTCCTCTATCACGGTCGATGTGATCGACCATCAGCTCGCCTGGGTCTTCCCCTGTAAGCCAGACCCAAACGACACGGTGCAGCAGGCATGGCTGGCGATCGATCACCACCTTTCGGTAACCGTTGTCCCATGTCCCCGCTGGGCGGCCCATTTGCCGCCCTTGTTTACGGACCCGCCAGAACATCTCACCCGTCAGCGGGTTGTACGCGAACTCGTCCCACAGCCTCTCGGCTGGCGGTAATGTCGAAGCCATCGGCCTGTGCTCTCAGGTTGGTCACGCGGCAGGAGCGCGAACTCGCTGCCGCCACCAATCTAGCTCGACCTCCGCATCAGCTCAGCAAACACCTGCCGCTGTGCCTTCATCAGGTCGAGGCATTGCAGGCTCAGAGCCCGCATGGCGTACACGTCCTTGCACTCCAGCAACGCCCGACGAATCTGCTCTTCGGCGAAGGCTTGAGCAGTGGTCTGCACGGCAGCGCTCACATACTGGGAGTCATAGCAGCTACTTAGACTGCGACCATGACAATCTCAGGCTCGACCTACAGCGGAAAAGACTGGGGATCCAGCGGTAGCGCTTACGCTGGCCGCCCTCTTGGTAGATGGGGCGTTCACAGGGCGGGGTGTTGTCGGGCAGGAAGGGTCAAACGACGACCCGAGCATCCGTAACAGCGCTGTGCTCGGAATGATGCAGTGGTGGAGCCCCATCAACCTCTGCAACGGCGGCACGAAGACACTCCGCTACCGCAGCGAGGAGGTGATTCCCCGCGAGCCAAAGGAGCACGACGACGCCTACCAGAGGCGGATTTTCCATGCGGTGATGCCGCCGTTCCTGCAGCGTCTTGCTGCGCAGGCCGCTGGCACGATCCTGCGCAAGGGCGTCCACCTGGAAGGTGACGACTACTGGGAGGAGTGGGCGCAGGATGTCACAGGTGACGGCACCACCCTCGACGAATACGCCCGCCGCATCCTGGTCAGCAGCCTGCTGTTCGGGCACTGCTCCACGCTGGTGGACAACGACGCCGAGGGTGTCCCCACCAACCTGCTGGAGCGTCGTCTGCAGCGGGACCGCAAGCCCTATCTGGTGGGTGTCGTAGGCGCAGCAGATCCTCGGGTGGCGCACAGCGGGCAATCGCGCCGAAGCCCGTCTTAGCCAGGTCCGATACCTTGAGCGGGTGAGCGAGCCTGACGGCAAGTTCGGCGAGTCACTCCAGCAGCAGGTGCGGGTGTTGGAGCCCGGCCGCTGGGAGACCTGGCGCAACGATGAGCCCAACGGCTGGGCGCTGCACGAATCAGGCACCTACGACCTCGACCGCATCCCGCTGGTGACGGTCTACAGCAACCGCCTGGCCACGCTCACCAGCCGGCCACCGCTGCTGGACGTGGCGTATCTGTGCATCGCCTACGCCCAGCGGTTCACGGACCTGCACCACAGCGTCCACGTTGGCGCCAACCCGATCCTGACGCTGCGCGGTTTCGACCCCGACAGCGACACCAGCCTGGGGCTCTCGGCGAACACAGCGATCCTCCTGCCACCCGATGGCGGCGCCGAGTACGTGGCACCCACCAGTGACGCCTTCGAGGTGCAGCTGAAGGTGCTTGAGGCCCTTGAGAGTCAGATCAGCCAGCTGGGCGTGAACACGCTGAGCCAGGCCAACCTGACCAACGCCGCCGCGGAGTCGCGCCGGATCGACCGCATCGACAGCGATTCGATCATGGCCATCCTCGCGGAAGACCTCGAACGTGCTCTGACCGAGATCGTCTCGATTGCTGCCGAGTACGCCGGCATCGAGCCACCCGAGGTGACGATCCCGAAGGACTACGAGAACCGCCTGCTGGACGGCAACCAGATCACGGCGATGTTGCAGCTGCACATGCAGAACGTCATCAGCCAGGAGACGTTGCTGCGCATCCTCCAGGAGGGCGAGGTGTTGCCGCCTTACATCGACATGGAAGAGGAGCTGTCGAAGACGAAGGACCAGCTGGAGGAGCAGATGGCGATGGCACTCGAACAGCAGGATGCCCAGCTGGCGCTGCAGGCGGAGCACATGCCGGCCCCAGCAGCAGGCGGCGGCGCACCCAAGGCAGGTGGTGCCACCACCGGCAAGGCGGGCAACGGGGCCAGCAAAGGCTCCATGACGCTGCCCACCCCGATGCGCCCTGGCAAACATGCCTCTTGACGAGGAAGACCAGAGCTACGTCTTCGCGTTGCTGATCCTGGCGCGGCGGGTTGAGAAGTCCGTCGCTGCTGGGATCCGCGTGCCATTGCACACCAGCTTTCTGGCCATCCGCCGGCTGGTGCTGGGCCTGGGCGCTGCCACGATCTTCCGCGCCTACCAATGGCAGCAGCTGCGCGGCCAAGTGATGGAGCTGCTGGTGCCATTGAACGATGCACTGGGAGGGCGACTGATCAGTGAGCTACACGATCTGGCCCCGAAGGTGCGATCCAGGGCCGGCCGCAAGGCAGGCATTGAACCCAGACCGCTCCGCCGCGACGCCGTAGGCACCGCCCAGCAGACCAGGGTGCTTGGCACCAGCGTGTTCGAGGAGTTCGACCGCAGCCGCGGCACCAGCCCGTTCATCCGCCGGCAGCAGATCGAACTGGAGAAGACGGTGCAATCAGGGTTGCTCGCCAGCAAGAGCACCGAGCAGATCGCCGACGACGTGATCGGTGTGACGCGCAGGGCGGGGCAGGAGGTACCGGTTGTTCGCACGGGCTCAATGGCGCGGCGTGTGCTCAACCGAGTCACCAACTTCATCGCGGGTGCGGTGTGGGACGTGGTGAACACCGAGACGATCGACGTGTTCGACGAAGCCGCGGCCCGTGCAGATGCACCAGACACCCCCCTTGATGGTGCAAATGCACAGCCAGCAGGCCGCGGGGTGATGTGGGAGTGGGTGGCGGTGTTGGATCCAGCCACCTGCCCGATCTGCGCACCGCTGGGCGGTCAGGTGCGATCCAGCCGCAATGGATTCGGTTACATGCCCCCGGTTCACCCGAATTGCCGGTGTGTGCTGTTGCCTAGGGGGCTTACATAGACTGACCGAAGTGACTGAGCTGGTATGACGGTGTGGTGGCCTGGGCCTTGGGGCAAAGGAATCATGGGCTCGGGAATCGGCAACACCGAGATGCGGGAGGCTGCAGCTCGCATGACCGAGGAAGTGGTGATGCCTGAGTCGCCGCACCAGGCAGCGATTGACACACCGAAGCGCACCCGCCGCACCAAATCTGATGGCTGACATTCAGGAGCTGCCGGCCAATCCGATCAAGGCCATCCGCCAGACGGATGAACGCAGCTTTGTGCTTGAGCTGAGCGACGGTCGGATCTTCGTGGTGAACCTGCCCGAGGGTCGCGTGGGACCACCTGGCTCAGCAGGTGTAGGAGAGCGCGGCCCCGCCGGTCCATCTGGAGAGATGGGCAGCCCCGGTGCCGATGGTCGGGACGGACGTGACGGCCGCGATGGTCGTGACGGAGCCACGATCACCGGCGCTGTGGTGGTCGGCGGTGATCTGGTCATCTCCACCAGCGACGGCGCCATCTTCAACGCCGGCACAGTGCAAGGCCCGCAGGGCAGCGCTGGTCCGCAGGGCATCCCTGGCGTGCAGGGTCCGCGCGGCATCGACGGCAACACGATCCTCAACGGCCGCGGCAAACCCAGCGCCGAACTGGGTCGTGACGGTGACTTCTACATCGACACCGACGAGCTGCGGATCTTCGGCCCCAAGAGCAACGGGCTGTGGGGCAACGGCAATGACATGCGGGTTGGCAAATCCAACCTGGATCAGTACATCCGCGCCGCCCAGGCAGGGCAGGGCCGCACGCGATTCTTCGCGATGGGCGCCCCGTCTATGCAGGTGGTGGCAGCTCCGGGCGCGGGCAACACCAACGGTCTGGAGCCGATCCTTGGCAACGGCCTTGCCATTGGCAACAACTGGCAGACGATCGCCACCGACGCTGACGGCGATCTGATCGAGGCGGTGCTCTACCTGCGCCGCTCGGGCGGCAACGAGGTCTACACCTGCAAGGTGATTGCCTTCCGCGCCAACACGATCGCCAACCTGACGATCGCCTGGGAAGCAGCGCAACCGCAAAGCATCCCGTACACGGTGGAGTTCGATGCGCGGGTGACGGGCACCACCCTGGAGCTGCGCATCCGCAGCAGCGTCACCTGGGACGAGATCCGCGGCGGGTACATCAAGCTCTAGGCCAACTAAGTTGGTGTGACGCTCGGGTCTGGCTCTGCCAGGGGTAATGGATGACCGCTGTTCTTGCTGACGCGATTGCGGACGCCTTCATCTCGGTCATCAACCCGACCTTCAACGGCAATGATCCTCGCTGGCAAGGTGAAGCCAGGGGAGATCACACTCGTCGGCTGCCAGGGCCTACCCGTCCACGCAAAGGACACAGGCAGCGGCAGCTACCACGTCACCGTCAAGGAAGACCCCACCACCTGCTCCGCGACCATCACCATCCCCGAGGGGATCGAGTATTACAAGACGCTGAACTTCGACATCTGGGACGACACCTACGACCCAAGCGTTGACAGGACTCACAAGCACTTCCTGTTCAGTGCTTCCAAGGATTACGAGGTCAAGAACCCGCCGCTGCCGGTGGATGAGGGTGCTGGGCGCACAACGAAGCCGCCCCGATGATTGCGGTTGAAGCCCGTCGCCACGCTGCTGATCGATCGTCGGGTTCGGTAGAAGGTCGCCGGCGAGCTGCTCGATCACGAACTGATCGTACGGCAGGTCGCGGTTGAGCGCGTTCACGACCCAGTCGCGGTAC